TGTGGGTGTTTTTACAAAGTAGGTGCCGAAGCACCTAAATTGTAAAAAGGTGCTCGCAGCGAGAACCAGTATATTTATACACCCCTGGTTCATAAAGGTGTTTATGTTATTTTATAAGGAGTCGCTGACACTCCGTTCATAGGTATCAGTCCTTTTGTAAAATTGGATACTGATACAGTTGGGTACAAAGATTTTCTAGCTATGGCTGTTGGGGCTAACGTAGATGTGACTGTCGCTATCATTTTAGGGCAATTATAAACTTGAAAACCTAACCTGCTTTCGTCGCATAATCCGACAAATGGTTGTATATATATCGTAGGATAGACTCCTGAATTATTCGAAGATATGTACCTGATATAAATAACTCCTAAATCATTCTCTGGGTTATAACAATTTTTAGTAGTATCATACCATTTGCCACATCCTCCTACAAAATTCAATCCATTCATATTGGGTATAATAAACTCAAATTCAAAGGCATTTACGTTGTTGGTAGAAGCGTAACCAGCCGATCTTGTATAATCTTGTAATTCTATTTGGGGTCCTGTTGTAAAACCTGTCGTGGGTATTGTAGATAAAGATTCAGACATAACATTCAAAAAGTTGGTATCTCCGCTTGGCACTGACGTAGATGCAGAACTAGACGAATAAGATGTTTGGTAATTTAAATACTCTTCAGGCGGCATATAAGTAATAGCCGCATGTATGGGTCCTACTATCTTAAGTCTGACTTTCAATCCTCCAGACAATCCTAAATACATAGATGTTAGTAACTTAAATGAAGAATCGACGTTCACAGATGTAGTTGTCGTTAGTAGACTAGCCACATTAATGGCTGCATACGTACCCGGTGATGTTGGTCCATCTACTGAAATTGGTGTACAAGGGACCATTCGTCTTAAATAGTCTCGAATAGATTTATTGGGCCTAAATGTCATATTCGTTTCATCAGAATACTCATCCTCAGTAAATAATAATGTTTTCTGTGGGTTATCGGGGGTAGGGCTAAGAAAAGTACCTTGGGGAGTCCAGTATGTAGGTAATGTAGAAGAAGGCATAATGTCATATGCGTCAGTGGCATAGCCACTGAATTCTAAATCATCTCCACCGGATAAATAAACATTAAAATCAATTGAAGTGGGAACATTGGAATTATAAACTAATGGCTGTATAAGGTAACCTAATGCCACACAATGTTGCATAGCATTGGCGGTTGGATCTTTGGAACATGGTAATTGCTTCCTATTAGAAACATACGGAATAGTTATTGTGTGTATTTGTCCTCCTGCAGTGAACTCTAGAGTATCAGTTGGTAAATTGTGTACGTCCATGGGGGATGGAACGACACTTGGTGAAGCTAACAAACCTAAAGACGGCGCGTAGTACTTTAATATCAATATTTTACAATAATGAAAATTGGTACAAGCCGCTTGTAAATGCAACTTCATAGATCCTCTCCAATATCTAGAACACTCTGCTATTGCTCTCATGGGTGAATAAAAAGATAATGAATTAGAGGGGCCGGTTGTTTCTATCATTGGGGTGATGGGATAACTAAACAAATTCTTACCTAAAGCTGTAGTCGATGAAACATTAAAAGAGCCAATAAACATTGGCTTCGAACATAAATACGCAATATCCATTTCATCTTGTGATGTCCTAAAATAAAAATCATCATATATTCTATTAAATTGGGCATGTGTATCCAATACCTCAATATTGGATGGAATATCAACATTGTTTAAATTATTTCTAAATCCTACATTCGTACGCGCACCTATAGTTGGAATATTTGGTGCGTGGAATCCAGTTAACGTCCTAATCATAGACCTTCCATAATCGATGATGTCACCAGCAACTCTCTTAAGTCCGCTGGCTGCGTCATCCATTATAGTGGTTGGTGCTGTGGCTAATTCTGATACTAAATCTGATAAACCTTGGGTGACCCACGTTAATGGGGCCTTCGGTATATAGAAATCGCCTTCCAAAATCTTAACATGTATTGACACAGACACTGAAGTAGATGAGCCTGTCGCCACTGACAATGGGTTTAAAACAAATAATATCAAATCGCAAAAATCTTGTCCAAATGGTGATGTACCAATGACGTAATCATTGGTTGTAGAAGTGGTGGGGGATAAATATGTTGTAGTCGGTACATACATGGGCGCTTCTAAACACACTGATGTACTTTCATTAGCATTTAAAAATACATGCGGCGCGGATAATAGTTGAGTTGGTCTAACTACCGTTGGCGCTGCATGTGGTACTGTAGCTGCTAACAAAATACCTTGATGCATTGGAGTTCCAGATACCTGTAACATAACGCACATACGCAATTGATAAAAAGTAGAATGTAAAAATGGAACCTTTGCTAACGCATTCGTCATTATAGACGATGGAAATCCAATCCTAATTAACTCAGTAAATTTAACGCTACTTGTTGTCCAAGTAGCGGTCCCTATTAAAAATGGTTTGTTTAGAATAGTCGAGAAATCCAGCTTACCAGCAGCGGGCATTTCTTTATCCATTCTAGGTTGCTTATCAAAAATGATAGGCATTTCTATTTCCTCTTTGGTTCTCAAAGAGGACATATTAATTGATGTAGTATTAATTTGTGTGATTATTAAAATTACAACCTTGTATAATCAAATGGGGTATTCTCTTAAAATAAAATTCCTACACTAGTAGCGCAGCTTAAGAGTAAGCAAGCTTATAACTCATCATATAGGAAAGTTTGTGAGACTCTAAAGTCTCATATAAGCCAGTAAGCGTCTTTCCCCGCCAACTGGGTAACTCTAAAATAGCCATCCTCAGCATCCAAAATCTCATGAATTTTGTAAGTTGAAAATAACCTAATATGTGGTACCGCCTTCTTGACGAAGGTTAAATACAAATTATATATATGATCACCATGCAAATAAGATTCAATTTGCATAGCTAAAATTTTTCCTTCCAGAACGACGTCGGTGTCTTTCGTCTTGTCGAGCCATTGTATAGTGTTGATAATGGTTTCCAAAGACAATGCACCTACGTAACGTTGTAACTTATCATTATATAAAAACTTTCTCTTTAAATATGTTAACTTCTCAAAAGGTTGGTGTGGTGATGTGATAGGCGTCTTGTCACCGTTAGTACATTTCATACCTAACGATTCCGCAACGTCTCTCACTGTTATAGCATTAAATATTTTCGCTAACTTCCCGCTAGCGCCAAAAATCTTATCATCTCCTGTTACATTATCTACTATACTATTCAAATCATCTAAACTGCCTCCATTTCTTTTAACTACAAGAGCGTTAATACCCTTGTTATACAAGCAATTCAGTGCTAAAGTTAACCAAGTACCCGAAGGTAAGCCGTGTGTGGTTCTATATACTGCATCATAAACTAAAACTGTACTATTATACGTTGTCATCATTAAATAATCTAACAACTTACTATTATTACCTAAATATTTTTTCCTTAAACAATTATGCACTACACGCATAATGGACACATGCAGTGTACCATCCCATTTTGAAAAATCAGCGTCACATGTTATATCACAATCTCTCAACTTATGTGCTAAGCCATCCATATCTTTATACGGATTAAAGCCTATTCCTAAACCTAACTCATTATGGTGGGTCACGAAATGCTCCATCAATTTGCCCATTATCTTCTTACTATAGAATAAATGGGCAAGAGGCATAACTCTAAACGTTCTTGGGGTATCACGCTTCTCCTCGACGCGTAATTCATCTTTAAAAGTTTCAACACACATCGTGTCTACTATATGACTCCTATCATGCATTACTGCTTCTTTAAAATCTCTCAAATACTTTAAACCAGCGGGCTTAATCTCTTTATTCTCATAATCAAAATAATCTTCTTTACTTTTCAAACATCCATATCCATTACTGGAATTTTTATTTAAACAGGGTAATGTATCATTTCCAAATACAGTTTCAGTATCACTCAAATCATCAAACGGAACTATAAAGGTGTCCAAATAATCTTCAACAAATTTTAACTCATCTAATTGTATATCACCTAAATGTTGAAAGGTTTTCTTAGACATCTCTTCTAATTTCGCAATAGGTCTCTCTATTATTGGAGGACCCTTCTCCCTAATCTCTTCGCTAAGCCTCAATTCACTTAACAAATTTTGCGTGTGTTCATTAAAATCCTGATGTAAACAAGACGGAACAAGATTTGTTTTGCCTATTGGATAAATCTTCTTTACTTCTCCATCGGCATAACGTAATCTTGCACCGGACATACCTGGCACAACTTTAACATCAATGTCAAACTCACACTCAATCGTATCTAACATAATATCTCGTATCTGCTGTTTAACTAAGTCACTAGGGGAAACCATAAAACCAGTTTCTCCATTTCCTGCTACATGCATGGCAAATATATCACCTGATGAATCACACATAAATGAACCGCAAAAACCGGCTTCAGATATGGGATGTATATAACCGCTACCTACAGCATGATTGTATCTTATCTTATCACCGTATGAAACAATTTGATCGTTTTTCTTAACATTAAGACCACGTATAACAACGGCTGTTTTATCAGCAGAAATTATATAGGCGGTGGGATTTCTATTCACACATGTATTAAAGTTGTTGAACAAATGGTGACACTTCTTATAAAGGGGCAAAGTTTGATTAAATTTATATATAGCTATATCACATGATATAAACTCCTTCTCAAGAACTAAACTAACAGCTTCCATTTCCTTATGCTTATTGTGGTAATGGTCCCAAGATTGATAAACGTCTACTAGCTCATCAACATACGTTGCATGAGCTGGAACCATAATCTTATTGCCGCTAACTATAGCATGCTGCATATAATTATCGGAACGTCTTACTATTATTTTTGAAAATTTGTGCATATCACTAATAACTTGAGGTAAATCTCGTTCAATGTCCAATAATCCTTGCGAAAAAAATTCCTTAGTTTCGAGAGTCACTTCATGAAGTGACTTTAATATATCACTACCTTTCAAATTAAATTTGCTCACTACAAAATATAAAATTCCACAAATAGATGTTGATAATACAGATAATATAACACCCTTAGCTATAATCGACAAATTGTTAACATTGTTCAAAGAATCATTCAAAAAAGTAATTGCACCATTAGCAAATTGTGCAATAACCGTATCATTAATATATCTTATCCATTCCTTAAATATCTCAGTTCCGTTGATGAAACCAGTCCATGCATTTGATATTCTTTGCATTGCATCTTCCAATAATCCTTGGGGATTATAAGCTTCGTCATCTATTTTGCGAAGAATATCTTCTATACTCTCCTCCGTCAACTCAGTTCTCATCCTATTATTTTTCTCATTACGCTCAATGTTCTTTAATATTTTCCCTATCCATATTAGACCAGCCGTTAAACTGTCTGTCTGAAACGAACAAGGTATTCTACCATTCATATCATCATTAGGTGATAAAAACTCATTCTTCCAAGCATGTGTTGTTAAATAATCATACTTCTTATACTTATAATCTAACACATTAGGTGTGATAGACGTGTCTCTCTTACATTCTACAACATGTATTCTCCTAAATAAAGCTTCAATATCAGAAATACAATCAGATTTGGTCAAATTATGCAAATTAGATAAAGCATTAGTTGTACACAATATAATCTTAGAATTAAAAAATTTAGTGTTTTTGTTAGTGACCGACGCACACTCTAAAGGATAAACTACGGGTGAAACGAAGTTAATTATCGTTCTCCACTGTGATACTCCTTGTTGTCCTACGTCGTCCATTACAAAAACATCCTGATTATTATAATCATCATAAAAATCCTTACCTGCGTCCACTGGTGGTACTGTGTGGACGTACACTGATTTATTATCTTTTTTCAAAATTTCCACTAACGAATTCATTAATACTGACTTACCACTTCCTGGTGCTCCTTCAAAAACAATACATATAGGTTCATCTCGGCTAGAGGAACCATATGTTCTCACCATTTTTACAACGTTCTCAACAAAGGCCTTATAAGTCACCTGAAAATGCTTATTCGATCCATTATTTAAGAATGCCATAAAAGATGGGTTTTCTAAGGTTTTGTTATATACGTCCATAGCTTTCGTTCTATAGACGGGGTCAAACATTACATGTGTATCCTTAACAAATGATGAATATATAGATAAAATTTCCTTAATCAAATTGTGGGATTTAAAAAAGTCAAACATTTTATTAAGCATGGCAACTAGTGGAGAAAACCATGCAAGCCATGAATACGTAGATATTAAATAATTAAACAATTCTATTAAATTAGCAAACAATTTACTCGCTAAATCCATAAGTAAATCACAATCAGTGATTTTCTTTCCAGTCAAAGTATTAAAGTTTCGTAATCCTCGCATAACATTCTCAGGTATACCTAAATAAGATAAAGTTAAAAGTATGTCGTTAGACGATGCCTCCAAACCTTCTGGAACAAATACTTTTTGGTATCTAGCAGACAAAGTAATACATTTAATAACGGTCGTAATAAATCTATATAAAGTCAAATGGCCTTCGCTCAAGTCCATCATTAAAGCCATTGTATCAGCAATTAATAATTTAAATTCTAATGACTGCAAACCTGCTCCTACATGCTTAACAGTGCTAATAGTAGAAGTTAAGGCTTGTTTAATTGTTACACACATATCAATAAGACCTTGTTGCTCAAAATCTTGAATGGCCAATTTATAAGATCGTTTTGATACGACCTTACAATTTATAGCCTTTTTACTAAAATATTTCTCACTAATTCTCATTAACACATGTTTATTCCTATCATAAAAATAATAATTCTCAAAATCACTCAAAGCATAAAATTTCAAAGGTTTATCCAAATATTGTTTATAGTGTTTCTTAATATAATTCAAAATACTATCCATTACATCATTTTTGTTCATGTTATTGTTATTATAAAGTTTATTTTTGTTGCACTTGTCCATATTTCACATTGGTCCACGCTATTACTGCACCTAACTTCTGCAGAATATTTCATTACTATTTGTTGCTCAAGAATTGAACCTGTTGTACTATCACGAGTGTGTTCGTGTTACTTGGTAATTTTCACCTGTTTGTTGCGGATCTATAATATTGATCCTGAATATATGTAGAGTTTACTTAAAAACTACAATTTACACTATATCCTGTTACAACAACTCAGAGGTGTTAACCATTGTTTCCAAAACACACTATAAATAGTACACTCAGAGGTATTCCCGTTGTTTCCATTCATAACTAATCTATTCAATGAAGGTTTATACAAAAAACGTGGGATAGCTCTTACTTTTTGTCATAAAAGAAGATCACGTATTTACCTCAAGGGTAAACTACAAGAAAAATTAATGCATATTGTGGACGATACCAGAATATACATCCTACTCCTGTGACACAAGGTCACGTCAAAGCACATAAGTGCACATTTATCGCTAGTTTTGCAGATTCACGCCAAACGTGATTACCACTGCACACACAATACCTAACCAAAATACTACCGTAGCATAATACCACGATAATATTACTTATATTTATACTTATAAAAATCGCGCCCAGCGGCACGCCAAAATTTGCAGATTCACGCCAAACGTGATTACCACTGCATACACATTTCTTGAACATACGCTTAAAACTAACTAAAACATAAAAATAAATTAAATAAAAGAATAGTTTTATTGCAGACTCTCAAAGACTAACATTATAAATAAAAGCTCATACAAAATGTTAAACCAGGAACCACCCTTAGTTTAACCACGACTCTACAATAAAATACAAAAGATAAAATTTTTATACGGAAAAACAAATTACACTACACTCTAAACTTTACTGCTGCCTCTGTGAGTAGTACAGCACTACATCTAAAGTATGTAGTAAAACTTGTCAACTTAAGAAACCAAACCATGACTTTACCCAGCGGCACTATGAGTCACCGCTAGCCACATCTAAGTTTAAT